CATCTGCTCGTAACATGGCGTTTAACCGCTCTGCAATCGTTCTTGCTGCTCGCGCTCCTGCTCGACCAGTAGAAGGTGACATGGCTTCTGATGTGATCGTTATTACTGATCCACGTTCAGGGTTGAGCATGGAATTTGCCATGTATCAAGGTTACAGAAAAGTACGTTATGAAGTTGCACTAGCTTGGGGTGTTAAGAATATCAAGCCAGAGCATACTGCACTGTTACTTGGGTAAATAAGATTAGCCCTATCCTTTCGGGGGTGGGGCTTTTTATTGGAGTTATTATGGCAACAATAGTCGTTGAAACAGGTTCAGGTTCTACTACTGCTAATTCCTATGTAAGTGAAGCTGATCTTGCGACTTATGCAGCAGATCGAGGTCTTACGGTTACTGGAACTGCGGCTGTATTGCTAATCCGAGCAATGGATTACATTGAAAGTAAGGATTTCTTAGGCACAAAGGCTAATCAGGCACAAGCTACTATGTGGCCTCGCTATGGAGTGATGATTAACAATTACTACCTATCATCAACATCCATACCCCAATTATTAAAAGATGCTCAGATGGAAACCGCTATTGCCGTAGGCGCTGGTGTTGATCCACTTGATAATCAAGCTAGAGAAACTAAAAAAGAAAAAGTAGGTAGCTTAGAGGTTGAGTATTCCGACTCAGCTAGGGCGGTGACGTTTTTAAAAGCTGTTGATACTAAGCTGGCAAAACTTACTCACAGATCACAGAGAGTTATCCGTGTTTGATTATAAGACGCTACAGAAAACGGCTACTAGCCTAATCTCTAACTTTGGCGCAACGGCCACAATCACAAGAGATGAAGGTCGTAGATTCGACCCTGCAAGCGGCAAATATTTTACCGGACTTACTAATACTTACAGCTTAAAAGCTGTTAGAGCGCAATTTAATGCGTTTGAGAAGGCTGGCGAGACTGTACAAGAGAAAGATGTACGCATTCTAGTTCAGTCAGGTGTCACTGTTCCGATTATTAACGATACTTTGCTGTTTGACTCGATTGAATATCGGGTAATGAATGTAATGACTGAATCACCCTCTGGAACGGATGTGTTTTATGACCTTCACTGTCGATCTTAAAGAGTTTGCGGAAAAAACTAAGGCAAATATTGCGACTGTTATACAAGAGTCAGCCATTGATCTGTTCTCAGAGATAATTAAAGAAACGCCTATTGGTGATCCATCTTTATGGAAATATCCAGCGCCAGCTGACTATAAGCCTGGAAGTTTGCAAAGTAACTGGCAATGTACGTTAGATTCGCCAGCATCCGGTCAATTAACAGCAATTACAAACGATACAACAACAATTTCTGCTATGTCATCTGTGGTTTATAGCGCACAGCCAGATCAACCAATATTTTTGACTAATAATCTGCCTTATGGCGAAAGAATTGAGTATTTAGGGTGGTCACACGCACAAAAACCGGAAGGAATGGTAAGAGTAAGTGTTGCCAAATTTCAGAATAAAATATCTAAAGCAGTGGCGAAGGTGGCGGCATGAGTACAGTATTTGCAGACATTAGCTCCGCGCTAGATTCACGATTAAACACTCTTACTGGGCAATCACCTATTGCTTGGGAGAACACAGCATACATTCCTGTAAAAGATACGCTTTATCTTAGGCCAACAATACTTCCTGCTTTAACAATTCAGGCAGGTTTAGGTACTAGCGGTTTAGATGAATATGTAGGGATTTACCAAATAGATATATTTGCGCCAGCAGGAAAAGGGCGTGGCGAGGCAGAAATTAAAGCCGATGCAGTAGCCGATCACTTTAAACGTGGTACAGATTTATCTAAAAATGGCAAAACTGTAAGGCTTGGTGATGTATCAAGAAACTCAGGAATAAAAGACGAAGATCGTTTCATTATTTCAATATCTATTAACTATATGGCTCATGTCACTCCGAGGTAAATTATGACTATTGCAACAGGCTCACGCCACAATCTATCCTATGTTCTTGAAACAACATTTGGAACTACTCCAACTAATCCTTCATTTACGCCAATTCGTCACACTGGAACAACATTAGGTCTGTCAAAAGACTCTATTGAGTCAGAAGAATTGCGTGAAGATCGTCAAGTTGCTCATTATCGTCACGGAAACAAGTCAGTAACAGGTGATGTTAATTTTGAACTGTCTTATGGCGGTTTAGATGACCTTTTACAAGCTACTTTATGCGGCACTTGGGCAACAAATGTGCTGTTAGCAGGAACAACACGCAGAAGTTTTACTGTTGAGCGTCACCACCAAGATATTGGCAAGTTTTTGCGCTCTACAGGCTGTCAATTTAACACTATGTCCTTGTCTGTTGCGCCAAATTCAATGGTTACTGGTTCATTTGGCGTTATTGGCTCTGGATTTAGTAGTTCTGGCACTGCTTTAACTAACGCAACCTACAGTGCAGAATCAACAACTGCACCTTTTGACTCTTTTACTGGAGCAATTACTGAAGGTGGTTCGGCTATTGCCATTATTACTGCGCTTGAGCTAAATATTGATAACGGTATGGAAGCTCTCTATGTAGTTGGTTCTTCTGACACATTATTACCGTCTATTGGTAAATCAATGGTAACAGGATCAGTGACAGCTTACTTTGAAAACACGACGTTAATGGATAAGTTTGTAAATGAAACTACCTCTGCTTTGCAGTTTACATTGACTGATGCACTTGGTAATGACTATATCATTTTACTGCCAAAAGTTAAGTACAACTCAGGTAATCCCGAAGTCAGCGGCCCAGGTGCAATCACCTTAACCCTAGACTTTGTTTCTCTGTTTAACTCCGCAAGCGACAAGCAAATTAAGATTACTCGCGTACCCGCTTAATTTCATAGATCGAGGCTACCACTAGATCGAGTTACTACTATAATTAACCAATAAGGCTTCAAATGGACATTAATACGCTATATACAGTAGACGCACACGAAGAAGGGGCTGAAATACGCATTGTAAGCCCCTTAGACGGCAAAGAAACCGATTTCTATATCATCATTCAGGGTGTTGACTCTAAGGCTTATAGGAAGGCTGTAAGGGCATATCATAGAAAGTTGATTGCTGAAGAAGAGGGTGGTGAAATTGATTTAATTGTTGCCATTACTAAATCATGGCGTGGACTGTCAAAAGGAAAAGAAGAAATACCTTTTTCGCCAGAAGCCGCTAGAGATTTGTACGTCAATGCCCCAAGTGTCGCAAGTCAAATTGATACGTTTGTTGCTGATCGGAAAAATTTTATCAAAGGCTGATTGAGGAGCTTGGTCAATATGCTAAGTGGCAATTTTGGTCGCTTGGCTACGACAAAGGTTCTAAAGTCAGTCGAATTGATAATCTTAATCAAGTTGCCAAATCTATTGGTAAAAAACCAAAAGAATTAGAAGATGCCCCAAAATTAGACCCAAAATTACGCTATTTATGGGCTATTTTTGTTGATCTTAAAAATTCTGCGCCAGATTGTATTACCTACCCCCAAATTAACGCCTATATGCAAATTTATGGCGATCTTAGTGTGTTTGAGATCGACGCTATCTGTCATTTAGACGCTTTACACTCTCAAGAGGTTAATAGTTATGGCTGATATTTCACAGTTAGTTATCAGCGTTGATAGTAAAGGTGTAATGACTGCTACGGGTAATTTAGAGTTATTAAACAAAGCTGGCAAAAAAACCGAAAAGACAACGGAAACCTTAGATCAATCTGCTAAAAAGTTGACGAAACAGTTTGAGCTACAAGCAAGAAATGCTGGAAAGTCTGCTAATGAAATAAAGATGCTTGATTTGAAGGCAAAAGGTGCAACTAAGGCTCAGTTAGACGCAGCACAAGCGGCAATGAAAAACGCTGAAGCAATGAAAAAGCAAGCTGATGCAGCAAGGTTTGCGGCTCAATCAGCAGGAGAGACAGGCGGCCCATTTAGAGCTATGCGTGGTTCTATGCAACAAGTGTCTTGGCAATTACAAGACGTTGCCGTTCAAGCGCAAATGGGAACAAGTGCGTTTACTATTCTTGGTCAGCAGGGGCCGCAAATTGCTTCTATCTTTGGGCCTGGAGGCGCTGTAGTTGGTGCTTTAGTTGCGTTTGGAGCAATGGTTGGCGGTGTGCTTTACAACAGCTTAACTGGCGCAAGTGAACTAACTAAAGAGTTAACAAAAGCAACTGAAGACTTGTTTGAGCAAACAGATGAATTAAATGGCGCGTTAAAAGAGCTTGCTATGTTGCAAGCGGCTAAAAGACAAAAAGAGTTAGAAAAAGCTATTGTTCAAGCTACAGAAGCAATGGAAACGTCTGAAGTTGTCATCCGAAGTGTTGCGCTTGGCGCAGTGGTTATGGATTCAACCCTTAAAAAAGCAAATGACACAATAACAGAACAAAAAGGCATTATTGCCGCAACAAAAATAGAGCTAGGTCAGCTTGCAAAACAAACTGATGGCATGACTGATTCAACAGAATCTTTACTTCTTGATCTGCATGAAGAAAACATATTATTAAATGCAACTAAGTCTCAAATTATTGCATACAAAGCAGCTATGGCAGGAGCAACGCAAGAACAAGTTAATTTTGCCGTAAAGCTATACGAAGAAACAGAAGCGCAAGAGGTTGCAAAAAAAGCAAGAGAAGATGCTATTGAAGCGCAGAAAAAAGCAACAGAAACAAGTCAAAATTATACTATAAGTTTAAATAACCAATTAGTGCTTTTAAATTTGTCAGGTGATGCCCTTTTCTTGTATCAAGCAAGTTTAAAGGGTGGAACGATGGCTGAAATTGAAGCTAACGCTGCTCTGTTAAAATCCATAGCATTAAGAAAAGAAAAGATTAAAGCTGATGCTGATGCGGAAAAAGCAAAAGTTAAAGCTGATGCTGATGCAGTCAAAGCTCAAGAAAAAGCAGATGCTGCTGCGCTTAAAGCACAAGCGAAAGCAGACGCTGACGCTCTTAAAGCTGGGGATCAAGCACAAAAGTTAATGCAAGAAATAGAACAAGCCAATATGACTGAGCTTCAGCAATTAGAGGCTCAATTAACAGCAAAAGGCGGCTTGCTACTGCAATTCTTAGCACAAGATCATATTACTTTAGATCAATATCTAGCGATGGATGCTGAGTTACAAGCAACATATCGTACAGCAGAAGAATTAGCCATAGCAGAAAGCAATCAGAAGAAACTTGAAAGTGATAAAGCCTATGCTGATGCTAAAGCTAGTTTAGACCAACAAGTGTTATCAAGTGCATCTGCTCTTGTAGGTGATTTGGCAAATGCCGCAGAAGAGGGTTCTGGCGCACAAAAAGCCTTGTTTGCAATCCAGAAAGCTATCGCTATTGCAACCGCAATAGTAAACACTGAACTTGCTGCCGCAACAGCATTAGCGCCTCCTCCACTTGGTCTTGGGCCAATAGCTGGAGCAGGGTACGCCCAAGTAATTCGAGCGATGGGTTATGCTTCTGTTGGTATTATGGCTGGAACGGCTATTGCTGGAGGTCGAGCATTAGGTGGTCAGGTTCGTGGGGGTGAATCCTATCTTGTTGGTGAGCGTGGGCCTGAGTTACTGACGATGGGTACGTCAGGCCGTATTGCTACCAATGAAAACCTAAAGAATGCTGTTGGCGGTGATAATAACAATACGTCAAACGTAGTTAACGTTAATTTTGCTATACAAGCTAACGATACCGCAGGATTTGATCGTTTACTGCAATCTCGCAGAGGTCAAATTGTTGGCATGATAAATCAAGCAGTCAATAACCGTGGAAGGGCATCAATCGTATGAGTGGAACATATCCAGCCTCGCCAATCTTTGCCTCAGTAGGATTTAAAAGCGTTTACTACAACCTGTCTAGTCAGAGCTTATCTGGTCGTACTCAAGTGCGTAACATAGGTGGGCAACGCTTTGAGTTTTCCGCAAGTTATTCTCGATTGTTACGTTCTGAATTTACGCCTGTTTTAGCGTTTGTAATGAGTCAGAGAGGAATGGCAGAAACGTTTAGCATTGTTTTGCCTGAAATAAGCAGCACTTCAGGTACAGCAACTGGAACGGTTCGCACAAACGGCACATCGCCTATTGGTGACAAAACAATAGCCGTTGATGGTTTTACTGGCCTGTTAAAAGCTGGTGATGTTATTAAGTTTGCTAGTCACTCGAAAGTTTACATGGTTACGCAAGATCGAAGTGGTGCTGGAGATTTAAGCATTGAACCTGGATTAGAAGCGGCTGTAGCAAACGATACTGTAATTACTTATAACGACGTTCCTTTCTTAGTTCGTTTAAATAACGATATCCAAGAATACAACATAGGGTCGGCATCTTTAGTCGATTTTGATGTTGATTTTATTGAGAGTGTTTAATGACTAGAACGATTAACTCAGCCACGATTGCGGCCTTAGAATCTGATAGCTTTAATATTGCCACCCTTGTCCAACTTAACTTTTCTTCTGTTCTGCGTTTAACAGATTGGGGTCGCAATGTTAGTGCCTTATCTAATACTTGGCTTTCAAGCTCCAGCTTTATCGGGATTGGCGATGTTACGGAAAGCTCTGAATTGCGAGTTAATGACATTACGCTTACGCTTTCTGGAGTCGATCAAACATTCGTTAGTGTTTTTCTTAGCAATAATTATGTTGATGTTCCTGTCCAAGTATACCGCGCTATTTTTGATGACGCTGATGCCATA